GTCACTTCTGCCAAACTGCGGATTATTCTGCCCCTCCCAGTCAAGGACAAGGATGGCTTTGCCAATATACTTCTTGCAGTATGCCAGGAAGTAGTCAGCCTCTTTCTGTGGATCTCCGCCATTTGCATAGTGGTATGCACCCAGCAGCTTCTTTTTCTTCAAAACAGCATCACAATGCGCTGCAAAGTATCTGTTCTTGTAGTCTGTTCCCTCTGTCGCTTTGATTATACAAAAGTCAAACGGCACTTTAGCAAGGTTGATGCCTGCATCCCCCTGCCATGCGCTGATGTCTATTCCATTCATTTCCCATCACGCTCCTTTCTCTCCATATCTCCGCCTCTGTAAAATCGCTTAAATATTTCGATCAGATAGTCCCATCCTCTGGTACAGATGAATGCAATAATAAAAGCACCAAAGAATACAGCTACAGGGTAATACCATAGCAGCCGAATATCGAAATATGATAATGCTACAAACAAGCATATCTCACATATGATGAGACTTGTTATAAGCACCTGAAAAGAGGTTGGAATCTTCTTCAGTATTCCAACCTCTTTTGTAAACTCTGTGATAACTGTGATTAACGTGCAAACTGCTGCAACAACCAATAATAATATTGCTAACTTATCCATGATTATATCTCCTTCCTATTCCTGATCATGTGCTGCTTTATTCAAATGCTTTTCCATCTTGTCGATTGCTTCTGTGACTGGCCCGTTACATCCAAGTTCCTTGAGACCTTTCAGGCATGCAAGTGTACCATATGTAAGCAGACACTGTTCTTCCTTCATCTTCTTAATCTCCACATCCTGTTCATTCTGCCTGGAATACCATTCATATATTGATATGAGTATCCCTCCTATCAGTACAAGAGCTCCAAGTACCTTCCCAACCTGAATTATTGTTTCAAAATTTATATACATGCTCAACCCCCTATATAAGATTCTTAGGTCTTGCAACTCCTACTACAACTAAGCTTATATTTGAATCTGCTTTGTTTGTATTTTTTGCTTTTACAGTTATCGAATATGTAGTCTGATTCATTGAAGAAGCTTCATATCCCATGTATGTGACACCACTAGGGATATTTTTAGGTATTACTAGTATTCTACCCGTATTATTTGGCAACTCTACTGTAACGTCATATTGAAGTGTTGTTCCTGCGTCAGTTCCTGGTATAGTCGCTGTTGCTCCTACTATATCAGATATAACAAGGCTCTTTGTTGCAATTTTTTCCGCATAGCTTTGCGCATTAGCAGCATCTGTTTTTGCAGCATCTGCCGTGTTCTGTGCATTATCCGCTTTCGACAATGCAGTGTCTGCTGTTTCCTTCGCTTCCTCAGCCCTACCTATAGCTTCCTCAGCCATTGATGCTGCGTCATTTGCAATAGACTGTGCCTCTGCGGTAGCCTCTGCCGCTGTTTTTTCGGCTTTCGATATCGCCTGGTTGATATTCTTTGTCGTTAAATCTGACTCCTCCTTTGTATATTTATTACTAAGTGGGGGGAAAATTGATGCAATCGCAACCGGCCCACTCGCATTTATTCCATCGTGTATAATTTTGTAAAGCGGCATGTCGGCGACACTTACATTATTTGCTATTATGCCAGTTTCATACACAGGTGATTGTGGCTCCTGTGAGGATTCTACAGGCTGCCCTGTCAAGATCAGCAATGACATATCCTCAAGTCCTTCCTCTGACAGCGTGTATCTTGCAACAAGAATATCAACTCGCTTTTTACCTGTTTCTCCACTAGGGAAAGTAAGATCTTCATATGTACCTGTAACCCTAGCATGGCACCCCTGAAACATAATGTCACACGGATATACTCTAAGTGTCGTTGAATTAACCAGCACTGGTGGCTGGGAGACCGACAAAAATCCATCGCCATCCCATTCTGCTCTGTGCAAGGCTCTATCATCTGCACTCGTTACATGTGGTTTCCCTGTTTTTCCTGTTATTATCTTCATAAAATCCGCCTTTCTTCTATGACACTGAATATTCAATGTCTATGCTGTTATCATCTATCTTCGCTATGATATTTGTTATCTGCTTTTTTACTGTTGCTCCTGTGATTTTCTCTGTGCCACCTGTGATATCGCCTATCTGCATTGACATATCTGGGAGTGTCATATCTAAGCTGTCCACATTAAGCTCCTGTATTCTTGCTATACCGCCTGTTCTAAGCTCATCAATATTTGCTGCCGAACTATAATCATATATTGCTGTGCGTTCTTCCAAACCTTTATATGTCTGCGTATCAGTGATATTTCCCACCTTATCAACGTACAAGTGCAGCACCTGACGGTCTTTGAGCTCGCCTTGACCAAGGCAGATAAGATGATTATATCCATTCTTGACCTGTGTGATATTGTAGTTGATATCCGATCTCATACAATCCTTATCCTCTGTATAATCGTAAGGCACCGCACTACTCATAGTCACATATCCATCTTTAATCGCAAGCCTGAGAACCCTGTTCTGGGTGCTCAACAGCGCACATATGCCATCATAGAGACTCACATATCTGTTGAACTGAAATGATTGTACATTCCATGATTCGCCTGTCATTCTGTATATGCTGCTAAGTCCAGCCACTTCAATGAGCTTATTGATCACTGTAACTGCATCACCTGATACAATCTTGTAATCCGTCCCCGCCGGAGGCTCTATGATCTTGTCACACAAGATTCCTCTGAGATTTCGGCCAGTGTATTTGATTTCTCTGTCGGATGTCACCACACCGACATTATCAACTATTCCGCCGTACTCAGTGTTGTTGATATACCACCAAGAACCGCCTTGCAGGATGTTGTTATCCTGCGCTACAGTGACCTCGAAATCCTTATCCTTTGCAACATCCACATCTATATTGAAGTTCTTGAGATATCCCTGTTCTACCCTGTCTGCATCAGTGTATATCAACCTTATGTCCATTTTGGTTCACCTCTCTCATGTATTACACTTAAATCAAAATCAAAGCTTCCATTCCACATCACACGATGATTCCCGGGGGATATCTTTTCAAACACATCGCTTTGCTTGTCCCTGTATCTGAACATGTTTTCCTGTGTTCCATCTGCTTTCACAAGAGTTATCGTAAGCTCTGCAGAATTAATAACAATCTTATCTCCATCGCCAACAACACACCTAACGCTGTAGTAATGATTGTCAACATATATGACTGGATTAACAGCACCACTATGTATGCTGAGTACAAAATCACAGCTTCTGAAGTCATCTACCTCTAGTTTACTGATATTGTCAGAAATTGAGTTGTAATCATATTCATAACAATACTCATAGCCTTTACCTTCAATAAACTCATCTGGTACATGCTTATAGTTGTGCAACTCTTCCTTCATCCATCTGCCACCATCTGTTACTACTTTAAGTGACAGATTCATCGATGTAGCCACGTCAAGATAATTGCTCTTCGCCGAACTAAACACATAGCATTCAAGATAGTAATCTCCTATATAGAGCCTTCCCTTCTTTTCTGCTATAATATCCTTCTCACAAACCTCATACAGCCTATTCTTAATATCTGTACACTTTTTCTTATTTGCCGCAGATATAACAATAGGGATGGTCTTTGAGACCACCCCTTTTCTAAAATTCTCAGCACGGTTTCTGCTGCTGTCGTATGTCCACTCATAATCTCTGAGATCATTACTGTTTGCAAATGTTCCTTTCTTGCCAAACTCTATAACCTCACCGAGATGATTCACATATTTAAGCTGTTCAAGCATTTCTCACCATCCTTCCGAACTCTCTGCCATCAAGTTTCAATCTCACACCCTCTGTAAGAGCTGTCAGTATCCACTCATACATGTTGTCATCTATGTGTCTTATAATCTCCAGTATCTTATAAAGTACCTTCAGTGATTCCGAATCACCAGTCACTGCTCCACCTGTAGCCTCTGCCATATCCTCGGCTACCTTCTTGATCCAACCAGTATTCTTCTCAAGTGGCACTACAGCCTCAGCTCCATTACCCTCAAGGATACCAACCTGACCACGCTTAAGCACACCACCTTCAGCAAGTTGCGGAGCGTCAAGCTCATCTATTCTCGATATCGACACCTTTGGGATCTTATTCAAGACTGATATAGCCGAATTGATTGCCCGGATAAAGCCATTGATAATCCCTGTAGCTTTACTAAGTATCGCATTGACCGCTGATGTCACAGCACCAGATAATCCGTCCGCTATTGCTGTTCCGACCTTGCTAAATATATTCTTGATCTTCTGCCAGGTGGAGCTAAAGAAATTCACCATCGGTGAAAATGCATTCTTTATACCAGCCCAAGCTCTGCCAAATATATCACTGAACCATGTGCCTACGGCAGAGAATGTGCCCTTAATACTTGACCATATTCCACTAAAGAACTCTGGTGCCGCGTTCCATGCTTTCTTGATTCCCCGCCAAGCCGCAGCAAATGATTCTTTACAGTTATTGATCACTTTAACTATCAACTTGATAGCAGACTTAAGCGTTCCTGAAAGCATCTTACAATACCATTCAAGGATTGGTTGCAGCACATTTAGGTAATCTTCCATCAGCATCGAAAGTAATTCCACCAGTGGTGGTAATATCATATTGATAAGATCTGTCAGCGGTGTGACTACCTGCATTACCAAGTCGATAATCGGTGTCAACATATCCAAAAACGGCTGTAACAATTCAAGTATAGGCTGCAAAATAGCCATCAAAACAGGCAGTAAAGACTGAATAATCTGAGTCACCGGCGGCAAAAGCATATTGATCAGATTCGTAAGTGGCGGTAAAACCGCCTGAATAATCTGCATCATCGGTGGTAAAAGCAGATTAAGCAGTGTTGTCAGTGTTGTCAGCACAGGTCCAACCAACTGCAGAATCGATGGTAAAATCGATGTCAGGGTGCTAAAAATAGAATTTAGAGCGGTTGATATCGACTGTCCCAATTCCCCACCTATGCCGGGCAGTAATGTCTCAAGTATTCCGGGCAGATTATTGACCACCTCAGACAACAACGATGTCGCTCCCTGCATCAACGATGGCAGTAACTGCTCAATAAGAGGCGGTATGTATGGTGCCAGCTTCTGTGCAAGACTTGATATACCTGTAACCACCCTCGGCAGTGTATCGGCTATCCTTGGTACAAGATTATCTGCTACAGCCATAGCCGAATCAACAAGGTTGTTCATCAGCACTCCCATATCCTGAGATGGGTCAGCCATACCTATGAGCAGATTCGTCCATGCGGACTTCATCATGCCGATGGAACCCTGTATTGTCGTGGCCGCTTCTTTTGCGGTGGTTCCCATAGCTGCAAGAGCCTCTTCCTGCGTCATGGTTCCATTCTTCACTGCCTCAGCCGCTTGTTCAGCAGTAAGTCCAGATATTCCCATCTCGACCTGAACGGTGTGAATAGCCTCAATCATCTTATCGAATGACACACTATTGACGTTATCTGCTGTCACAGTCATGGTGTCACCAAGTACACCAGAATCATTGATAAGTCTAGCCATCTCGGATGCAGTGCCGCCATAACCAAGCTTAAGGTTATCAAGCATCGTGTAGTTTTGCTTAGCAAAGCCCTGATATGCATTCTGTATAGATGCCATATCAGTTCCCATCTTGTTGGCATTATCAGCCATATCTACAATAGCTGTGTTTGCCACTTCAGCTGCCTGTGCTGTATCACCTTCCAGACCTTGCAGCAGCGAAGCTGAAAAGCTCGTTACAGTGTCCATGTAATCATTCGCCGACAGTCCCGCCGTCTTATATGCATTATTTGCATACTCAACAACCTTATCTGAACTGTCCTTGAACAGCGTCTCAACACCACCGACAAGCTGCTCGTAATCCGCATACTCGCTTACAGCCTTAGCAGTAATGCCAGCTATTCCAGTAGCCACAGCCATTGTTGCAACCACGGCGACCTTTGCTGCCTTGAGCGCAAACTTGCCGATATTGCCAAACACAGAACTCATCTTTTTGCTTGTCTTCTCTGCCTTGTCGCCAGTCTCTTCAATTTTCTCATTCGCATCCTCATTTGATACTGCGATTCTTCCCAGTAACTTAAATACTTCCAAAAGGGTCTACCCCCTTTCCTCGATAATAAAAAAATAGAGACACACGTTCTGTGTGCCCCTATGGTTTAAAATTCTCTATGATCGACATGGAATCCTTTATGGTTGTTTCAAGTTCGTCTCTGCTTTCAAATGCCCCTGATCTGACCGGCTGTGAACTGCCACCTGATGTGCCATACAGCCTTGCCTTGAAGTCATTGAATGATATGTTTTCCCAGCATTTGTGAATGTACATATCCCAGAGCTTATCATCATCGTCAAGACGCACAAACGTGCATACAAACTCATCAAAGCTCTGATTGTCTATCATCGTATCAAGCAGAGTGTACGGATCCGCATATCTGTGAAATATCAGATCCATGAACTTGAGATAGCCTACTGTCTCTTCTCGAACAATCTTGAAACAACCTTGATAAAATCCGCAAAGCCCGGAAGTGTGACCGCATCATATAACATCTGTGTGAACACAGAGAGGTCAAGATCTGCTACCTCATCCACTGTCATTCCTGACAGGTGTGACAGGCAGACAAATACCTCACGCTGACAGTCTGACAGCTTAGCCAGTATCACATCTACAAGCTCAAACGCAAGGCCAACACCCACATTCTCAAGGAACTTCGATGTGTCCTCATCATCCTCATCACCAGCAAGTTTCTCACGTTCCTTCGCAATGAGCTCTTTGAACCCATTGCCGCTGAATGAATCTTTGAAGTCCTTTACCCCCAGCTTGCTGAACAGCTTCAGGAATGAAGCGATATCTGTTGCTTTGGGATTTCTAAGTGTATATGGCTTGATCTCCTGCACATCCTCTACTGCCTCAGTATCTTCAACTACTTCGGCATTCTCTACTGCTTCTATATCTTTGTTCTCTTTTATCTCGGTTGTTCCCATGATTATCTCTCCTTTTCTATGTCAATTAGTCTGTTACTTCTGTACTGGAATCTATAGACTGCTGAACCTGCTCCGTTGTCGTGCCGGTAGGCAAATAGATGTGGTATGGCAGTGTATCAGCTGCTGGTGACAGATCCGCATAGCACTCCATTGTCAGCGCAAATGTGCCGTTCTCCTTGTTCTTGCCCTCTATCTCAAGGCCTGATGTACAGAGCGCATTGTCAAAGATCACGATAACAGGACGACCATCTAAGAATCTTCCAATGTATCCGAAGTTCTCAATGTAATCATCCTTTTCAATTCTTGCCTTGGATTCGATCACATCGTATCCTTCCGCTGTTGATGTGCCATTCTGTCCGATAATAGCCATCTTGATCGTCTCAGGCGACAGCTCCACCATGTTTGTATCCATCTGTGCTGTCTCGCCTGTCTTAACTGTTAACTCCTTAACTTTAACAAGCTCACCATCAACCTCTATATCCTTGAGCTCAGGTTTGATTGACAGCTTTGTGCCGCCGGATGTTGCACCAATCAGAGACTCTGCAAAGTTCCAAGCCTTCTTTGATGCGTCATACTTCAAGCCTTTGTGAATAGTTCCAGCACCAAACACAATGTTCTTCGGTGTCTTGTCTGTGATACCGGATGACTTAAACTCTTCAAAAGTTAATGTATCTGCCATGATATAATCACCTTCCATTCTTATATTCTTTAATAGTCAAATTGATCTGTATACGTTTGAGTTCTGCATCCCCTGTTGGTACCGGTGACGCATTCCCATAAAAAACGGCAACCCCCGCACCACTTGCAAGAATTGCCGTCCGTTCAATATTCTGTTCTATCTTCTGCTTGTACTTCTCCAGGCTGAACCACGAGCCTCTTGTGAAGCCGTCTATGATGAATGTTATTTCCTGACATCCATCCTCTTCAGGAGTATCACCCTCGGAGTATTCACCAACAAAGTATGCCTTTGGTGGATCATCCTGCCACTCCATGAATGCGTATGGAATCTCAAGCTCATCTGTGAGTACGCTATTGATATATGATAATGTCTCTGTCGTCATTCGTCATCACCGCCTTACTCACTGAACGTCTGATTTAGAATAGAGCCAAGTCGCCTGATGATCTTGCTCTTGGTCTTGTCAAAGGCTTTCTGTAAAGGTCTGAGTGGCTTCTTACCATAGGTAAAAACAGCTACTATATTTCCTGCCTTATCCTTTTTTACCTTACTGAACTTACTGGCTTGTTTCAAGCTCATTCCATCAGGTCCCACAGGAGCCCACCATCCGCCTTTACGGCCATTCTTTTTCAAAGCATATTCGCCTGTGCCGTATTCTTCCCAGATAGCATTCTCCCTAGGATTTCCAATTACAGCCTCACCCTTATCTTCATCGACATAGTGAGTCCATTCGCCTTTGGTGTGACCTGTATCAACTCTTGTCTGTGCTATCTTTGTCTGAGCCTCAACCTCTACAGCAACTTCATACAGGAATGCAACAATAGCATCATTCAGAGCTGCCTCAACCTTTATTCTGTTGTCTGTGAACTCCACATTTCCCATTACTGCCCTCCTGTATACTTCAGATATATCTCAAGCTGCTCATGCATCCCCATCGGATCATCTATCAGCATGATGTCATATACCTGGCCATTAACCACCATACGGCTGTTCTCAGCCTTGATCATGTCACTGAGCTGTTTATAATCAGCCACGAACATATGCGTGGATTCCTGCACCTTGGCATTGTATGTTGTGTACTTACTGTCACCGCCTGAGAGGTCAAGCCATCCGGTCAAGGTATCTTCAGATATCCATGTGACTTCCTGTTCGCCTATCTCATTTCTGGTTATGCTTTTAACCTGTATATCTGCAACTGCATTTCCGCCTATTCCTCGCATCTCAAAACCTCGCTTTCATGTACGGTTTTAAGAAGCCAAGAAGCGACTTTGGATATCCCATGAGGGAATTGTCGCCATCCATATTGAAATAGGTCACAGAGTGCCTACTGATAGTCTCAGACTGCACACCAACCTTATCCCTGTTGTTCAGGTCCCATGAAAGCATGTTGGCAACTCCCAGCTTGATATCCATCGGATATACTATCTTTGTCACCATGGCGACCGGTTCGCTTACAAGCTCCTCATTCACCTCTATATGTCCATTGTCCATATCCACAGCTTTGATGGTGTACAAGCCATCGTTGTAACGTGACTCTGACACCTGTATAGTGTCGCCAACCTTGAACAGCTCAGATGCATACTGAAAGCCTGTCACAGCGTCCACAGGAGCCACAAACCGCCTGTTCCTGTCCTGAAAGTTATTGTTTGTGTACTTCCGGATCAACAGCTCCAGTGCCTGAAGCTTAGCCTCAAGCACTGAATCTTTCTCCTCGGTGTCTACATACTTTTTCAACTCTTCGACAGTCATGATCATATGACCACCGCCTTACTTCTTAGGGATAACAGTATATCCGTCATGCTCCATGAACCAATCTGCCATACGCTTTGATGTGATCTCTGCCTTTCCGTTTGCGAACTGGACACCACCGGCGCCAATTCCACAGTAAGCAGTGCTATTATTGACAGATACTGTCCAGCCTGTAGACTCACTCTCTGTCTTTGGCTCTGCCACTACAGGCTCAATAACTTCGCTTGTCTGATTTGCTGTCTTCGTTTCCTTTGTTGCCATATTCAATCACCCATCCTTCCTTATGCAATCTTGATATTTCTGAGTACACCTGCATGCTGTGTATTCTTGAGGACTGTAGCTGCGATCATCTCAACCTCGGCATCCTTGACTGTACCAGGCTCGTTGAAGTTTGGAAGATACTGATCGATTACAGAACCGCCGTTCAGACTGATTCCGTGGAATCCATCGTTTACGTCAAACTTGACTGCATAGACGTCTGTAAGACCGGTTGTTGCCGAACTCTCCTTTGCGATGGTTCTTGAAAGTCCCTTCTTGACAACATGGCCAGTAGTTGCAGAGCCGCCGCTTACAGTGTAATAGTCCTGCATATCAACAAGCTTAACACCATCGATGGTGGTGACACGCTTTCCAAATGCCTCTTCACTCTCTGTCTTGTATCCAAGGATACGAGCCACTGTCTGAATCTTGGTGATCATCTCTGTGTTAGTGAGCACCGCATCAGCATCTGTGGTCTTGACAAGAAGGCTCAGTGCCTCATAGAACTCATCAGCATTAGACTTGATTGCTGTGATAGATGACAGATCAATAGCCTTGTCTGTGCCGTATTCTGTCGTGGTTCCTGCAAGCATGGAATCAAGTCCCTGGAACTCAGGGTGATCAGTTGATGCTGTTGTAGTTGCATCACCATTGATCAGTGTATAGTGGAAGAGGTTTACCACTGCCTTGATATGCTCCTCTATCTGATATGCCATATTGTCAAAGTTACCTGCTACCCTGTTGAGCACTCTGTCCATCTGAACTGCTCCGCCCATGATTGCAAGATTAGCCTCGCACTCCTGCTTAGTAGCCGCTGAAGCAGTATATGAGCCACCTATCTTTCTGAACTCTGCTGTTGCTGGAAGTACCTTTCTGAGATACTTGTACTTCATTGTTGAGCCACCACCTGATGCTGATACACAGTCATCAAATGTGAGCATCTGAAGTATTGTTGACTGTCTGAGGAAGATATCCACGATCTGTGAGAATACCTTATCACTCATACCCTTCTTGATTTCCTCTAATGTCATTGTCATAGTTTTCACCATTCCTTTCTACTTATTACTGGGTATTGTTCCCTTCATATTTCTGTCTCAATGCCTCTGCCAGGTCCTTAGGTTCTGCATTCGTATTGCCCTGATTCCCATCTGGCAGCTTATTCTCAATGATGTTCCTCTTGCCATCATCTGAGCTGGATGAAGCTGTGAACTGAGCCGGGAACTGTGTCTTTAAGTCTGTGAGTATATTGTCCCAACCTTTGATATGACCTTCATCATCAAGCTTAAGCTCCTCATTCTTCTCCTTGAGGGCCGTCTTGATCTTATAGGTCATATAATCAGTATCAACCGCATGAGCCTCAAGCAGAGCCACCTTGATAGCTGAGTTGACCTTAGTCTCCTCAAGCTCTTTCTGAAGCCTTGCATTCTCTGTCTCATAAGTTGATATCTTCTGCTGCATGCCCTCGTCACCCTTGGAAGCTTTCTTAAGCTCCTCAATGAGCTTATTTGCATTGCCAATCTCCGTGTCTTTGCCGGTGATCAGTCCGTTGAGCTTCTCAAGTTCTGAATCATACTTCTCCTTGCTGACGTACTTGCCCTCGGACAGATCTGTGTATCTTACATGCTTGAGCTTATCTGTCTCAGCGCCGTTCTTCTCGTCAATCTTTGCCTGCACCTGCTTATACAGGTCATCTCCTAACAGTTCCTTTAATTCCATCGTTTCCATCCTTTCTTGGCTTTAATCGTAGCCACACATGGTAGTTATCACTCTTGCCGGAGTTTATTCTTTGTCGGTCACAGTTTTATTGCCTTAAGCCGATTTTGGGCATAAAAAAAGACCATGTTTTTATCATGGTCTGAATTAGCTAAATATTATGTTTTAATTATTTATTTTAAATATCCATTCTCATACAAAAAAACGTTTTCTTCAACTGTCAAAGCTGAAAAAGGGTTAACCCAAGAATCATCCTCTGTTTCAAAATCAGGTGTTTTAAATTCCGATGGAATAAAGCCGAGTTTATCGCATATTCTCTGATATTCTATCTCTTTATCCATCACAGCACCTCCATTTTTACTCCAGCATCTTCAAATATGCTTCTTACATCGTCATTATACCCCTTTATCTCTAATTGAGCAAGTGCAGATGACGCTATTGGCGCATTAAATTTCTCTTTATCCACTGAATATTTATATATCTTCCCGTCGTGGCATGCGACTAGTCCAAATTTATAAGCACGTTTTTGGCAAACCATTAAATCTGCCAAGCTTGGCACGCCACTTCCCGGGTGATTATGGATTGCTATGATTGTATTTGGCCTGCTGTTGGCTAACATTTCCATCATTGCCTTATTTGGCTTTGCTGTACTTTCCTCATGATATTCCTTATTTATTTTAGATTTTCCAGTCATATAGTCAACAAATGCAATATCCTCGTATCTTGTTCCCGAACGATGAGTTAACATTTCTTTTGATCGCTGCCATGCGATTCTATTAACCCTATCACTATCTGATATTTGATTGAATTTTCTTCTGTAATCCGGAGATTCTATTATTTTTTTATGAATAACTGTATCTTTATAAATATATTTTGGTTTACTTTGTTCTTTTTCATGCTCAATCTCACACGACACCTTAAAATACTTCGTCTGGTACTCTTCAAAATCCTTTGTCTTATCCAACCCGAAGTATTCCGCTCGCTCCCTCAGTGTCTCAAGTTCTTCATCATCCAGCGCCCATCTGGCACGCTGTAAGAGACAGCAACGACAGTTACAGTCTTCCGCCGGATCTCCAAACATTCCAGGAGCCTTAATCTTACGACCACCAACCTCAAAGGGCTCATCGACTTCCCGGATCTGTCCATCAAGCATCTGATGATGTTCTCTCGTTGCTCCGTCAAGAGTGGCATCCCACTGTTTCAATACATCTGCCCCTTTGCTTTTTGCAATATACATAGCGTCCAGCGCTGACTGTACCTGTATACGATGCCCTTCAGTCCTCGCAATGCGGATAGAGTTGTTATAAGCCTTCTGAAATGGAGTATTTGCCATGTGTCTTGAGAGCTTACCAGCCACCTCATTCCACGTTGAGCCATTTGCAATGCCTCTTGATACCTCTGCTCTGACCGCTTTCTTGAGGTATGTCACATCCTCGCCCATTTTGTCGTAGAGCGACTTACTGAGCTTGCTGTCCGTCTGAATAGCTCTCACAACTGCCGCCTGATCTATCGGCATGATGATTGGGATGCCTGTCTTTTGCAGGTCATACATGACACCTGTGTATCCGTCTCTATAGCACTTCGTCAGGTAGTCAGACACAGTTGCATATGAGTTAGACTGCAGGTTACTCAGAACACCCTCAAGCTGCGCTTTCAAAGCCTCCTGATACTGTTTCTGATAGATGATGCTCTGCAGATTCTCCATATCAGTTCGTTCTGAAAGCTCTCTTATCTTCTGCTCACAATCTCTCAATGCCCGCTGATATACCTGTTTGAGTTCTTTGATTGCCTGCTTTTCTCTATTCAGTTGAGCTTTAGTTACTTGCTTTTGTGCTTTATTCATATGTTAACTCTCTTCTGATTTTGGTAGCTCTATTGCTATTCTCCAAATTGAACTTGTATTGCCTGGAATGAAATACTCTTGGTCATTTATAATAAAACTTTCACCAGAAACACCTGATGCAACATCTGGCCCAGCTAATATATAGTATGCTGATGGAATAGCGAGATACCCTGCAGGATACACATATTGAGCAAGACTTACCACGTCATGTATGTTGCTATCTTGACTCCATGCATGAGCATAATGAGATGCCTCATCCACATCAGAATAAATGATGTACCTAGCAGAAGTGAATGACATATAAGCTATTCTATCTTCATTTGTTTTTAGATCTTTTGCAGGCAATACGATATGTAATAGATCAGTAATGTTAGATCCCTCACTGAATATTCCAATTCCGAATACCACTCCTTCTTTGCATGATACAAAATGCAAAAATGCATTAGCCGCACCACTATTGGCTGATCTAGTCAAACTCATGTTATACGAATAACAATATGTAGATGTGGACGGAGTAGCCCCCTGAATCACAGTTGTCATAATCAGATTAGCTCCAGAAAGACTAAACTTAAAACCTGTTGTGTTGTGCTCATCATCTCCCATGTATAATATCCACGTAGTGTTAGACTCTACAATATTTAGTTTCATGCCAAGGGCTGCCGCAATCTCCTGCATTTTTGCGTCATTTACGTCCGCATTGTAAAACGTTGAATCCGCCTCTTTTTTTCCCAGTCTTATTCTTTGTACAGTATATCCCATCAACTAACCTCCGTTTCTGTTGGCAATAATCCATATATGCCGCATACATACCCATATGGTTTTGTATATAAAGATGTATTAATAATCATCCCATACGCTCCTGTACTAATTTTTTTCGCATTAGCAATCACATCATCAAAAGATTCATTGCTTGCGGTCGGCACTCCCTTCTCAGTGATGACCGCCGCAAGCCTTCCTTTGACATCACTGCCATGTTTTTTTACTTCATCAAGTTCCTTGTAAAGCTGTCCTGCAAGATCTGTCATATACCGCTCTTCAATCTCACTCTCAACTGCTTCACAGCCCTCAAGAACCTTCATTCTTGTGAGCTTGGTGTTGATCTCGTTGATGATGTTACCCTCACTATCAAGCTTCTTGAAGCATACAGTGAAGCCGACATTGCCCGGCACTGTACATGCAGTAGCACCAACAAGCCAATCAAAGGTTATAATGCTTGCATCATCAGAGAGTGTATAATTCTCTATAAAATACACATCTTTCTGCTCTTCTTCATTCACATAGTTGATTGATATCTGATATTCAGTGAGATCTATGCCCTTATACGTTGCCGGCACTTCAAATGTCAGCCGGTTTACATCTTTGTCATGATATACACCGATGACCTCGCCAGCCGGCATCTTCACCGCTCTTGTATCTAAATCTATCTTGTATCTTTTATTTTCCATCTGCTCCACCTCCGTTCTCGACATCTGTATTGATGTTATCAAGCACCTTCTGAGCCTCTTCCGTGTTCTCCTCCTCATTCTTAGGCAGCTTGTCCTTGATCTCCTCATAATCAATATCAAGCCAATCACAGATAGCTTTGATAATAGTCTCATCATTAAGTATGCTTGCAACATTAAGTATTGTATTGATCTCTGTCTGCCTTACCTGAGCCTCTGTAAGTTCTATTTGTGCATTTTCCTGTGCATTGCTCATAATCTCATGAGCGAACTCAAAATAAACATCCTCGGCCTTATATGCCTTGTTCTCAGCCTTGTTGATCTCGTCAATGACAATCTCTACTATCCTCCTCAAGAACTTTCTAAGAGCTTTCTCTATCTTTTTTGCCTTAAGGTCAAGCAATGAGTAGGCCGCCTTAATGGCTATATTCGTAGTTGCTGATGTGTCCTTGAGTCCGGCGGTATTCAGCCCCATGCCAAACCTGTATATATTCTTTTCATCAAGCTCCAGCTTAGCCTGCCTTGCCTGGTATGGGACGTCAACAGTCTTGACATCTACGTCACCATCCTCACCTATACCTATGATCTTCTTTGTTTTGAGGTTTGTCTGAAGCTCATTCAGGTTGTCTCCCTGAAAGCCTTTGATAGCATATAGTGGGGAATCAAAGTCTATGAGGTTGTTTGACAGGCTTGAGGCCATCAGGTCATAGTCATCTATGAGTGGCTTTACAGGCTTAAGGCTTGAGAACTGCTTCTTGTTGTTATCCAGCCGGAAGAATGGAATATAGCCAAATCCATCAAAGTAGGTGGCCTTATCTCCATTACTCTTTGTATAAAGTACATGAGGCTTTGGGTTGATTGGTTCAGTATCGTCTAACACCACCGCCCCATTATTAACCTGAACATAATAATATGTTTGCTTATCATCCCAGACCTGTATTCTCTCAATAGTCTTGTGCCCTTTGTCTATCCTGTCCGTATAGTGGTAAATCGTGTATGCACAGCCATCATCTGTGTCCTTAGCTCTTACCTCAATAACTCCGATACTGTCAGCATTGGCAAATGACATCATATCTTTGGCGTTCTTGTATGCGTACATATACGCAAAGCCTTTGACCTGCATATCCGTGATAGCGTCAGAAAGCTCAGACATGAACTCATCATTGTTGTTGAAATACTTGTCCATGTGCTTCTGCAGTTCAGTGTCGTTGGACTTTACAATGCCATCCCCTGATAAGATATACTGAGTGCATTGGTCAACCAGCTCTGTGAAGAACGGATGCGGTATCTTCACATTGCTTCTAGTCTTGTCCTCTACCAGTTCGCCGTCCGCATTGTAATAGAACAATCTATACTTCTCTATGTCATGATCGCCGTCATAGTATCTTTCGCCTGTCCGGGCGAACTGCTTCTTTTCTGATGTGCGGTCACTGTCTATCAATTCTTTTATCTCGTCAGGGGTTAGCATTTTTTCACCTCTCTATACCAGCCATGTTCCCTTAGGCTTATCATTCTCATATACACCAGTCAGAGCATCCGGAGCATCATCATGAGCATTCTTACCCTCTTTCTGATACTTCCTTATTGCTTCCGCAAAATCTGGCCATCTGTCTTCCCAATTCACAGGGAAGAGAACGTTCTGCATTACTCCTGTGCTATTTGACAGGATCCTTGATGTCTTATTCTTTGACTGAAAGAACCACTGTATTTTAGTGTGAGTATTTCCCAAAGATTTCAGTTCTCTTATAACGTTTCTGCTGAATCCTCGACCGCCATTATTGCTCTCTATTAAAGCATTACCAACGTTATTGTTTGTCAGCATCTGAGCTGTTGCCGGCTCAGTAACTTCCATTGGCTCTTTTGTATATAAAACGTCAAGTATGTAATATGTACTCTCATACATGCCATAACAAATAGAACACAGGTAATCGCCACCTGTGTCTGCTGTATCTGTATAATTCAATATATATTTGAATAGGTTATTACCCTTGCTATCCCTCGGAATATCCGTATATGTCTTGATATGACTGTATAGTCTGCCCTTGACATCTATAGGCTCCTGCTGGTAATTTGCAAGGATTATATCCTTGTTCATATTCTTGGTCTTTATCTTGTAATCCTTATATGACAGGATAGCTTCACAGAGCATTGCCCCATCGTCTTGTACTGCCTTGTAATTGATATGAACTACATTGTCATAGTTGGCAAGTACATATCCGGCAAGATCTTTTGTTGACCATCTTGTCATAATTATGATGATTTTAAAATCATTCTCTGTTCTGGAGAGCATTGTATTGTTGAACCAGTCAATCTGCTTCTGCAATACTGATTCATTGTAGGCTTCCTCACTGTTCTTGATAAGATCATCTATTATCATGATATTACAGCCAAATCCTGTTGCTGTACCTGTCGGAGAAGTTGCAAGGTAATTGGCCTGTTGACTGCCCTCAAGACTCCATTTCTGTGCTGCAGCCTCGCCATACTTTATCTTTGTGTCAGGGAATATATCTCCATATGTCAGAATGCCCTCTGTAGGCTTTTCTGCTATAACATCCCTGACAGCCTTTGCAAATGTTCCTGACAGGGTCTCATTATATGATCCTGTCATAACCTTTTTGTCTATACCATATTTACCAAATAACCACTGAACAAATTTAGTAGCTGTTCGTGATTTTCCGTGTCTTGGTGGCATATTCACCACCATTATCTGTTGCTCTGCTTCTTCTACGAACCACTGCAGCTTATCCGCAAGATCATGCAAGAACGCTCTGTCGTTACTGTAGAAGTCAGGAGAGGTCAGCTTGCAATACTGCCAGAACTCTCTCCTTGATAGCTCTATCTTTAGCTGTTGCTGTAATAAAGGGTCATGTCTATCAAACGTCATCAATAAGTTTCTTCAATTCTTCGGTTGTAAGCCCCTCAAATACATTTGGTGTGGTATTCTTCACTTCCACCTTTTCTGTGAACATACCCAAATGCTTACCCAGGAGCTCCAACGCCTGTATCTTGCTATAAGGCTTTATTTCAAAGCCATCTCGACCCTTTTTTATAACTGCAATAGCTTTCTTCTGATCCTCTGTCAGTTCATCTGTCAGAATAGGCTCTACTGTCCTGTATTTCACCTGATTGCCGTCCTCGTCAAGTACCGGGACCATGTTCCCATCAACTTCTACCATGGCATCCTTTTCAACTACTCTTGCATAGTCAGATGCCTTTGCAAATGCGATAAGTGCAAGCTCATGTAATACGCTATCCTGAGTTATTTCTGTGCGCTTTTCACGCTCTTTCTGACGTTCTTGAATATATACTTTGACGTTAACATTAGTTAACAATCTGCTTGCAGCGGCCTTTGCCGTCTCGTCTTTTTTCACAGATGGATAAGCAGCCTTATAAGCTCGTGTGCCATTAAGGTCAACCAGCCATTCATCTGCAAATCTTTTTTGCTTTTCTGTTATTGCTCCCAAATGTCACACCTTCTTTCTGTTACTTTCTCACTCTCTTCGGAATCACAATCTTGTACAGCGGTTTACATACATTCTTTACCTCTCCACCCCAATTTATAGTTGGCTGAAATTTGTATATCTTAGTGCACTTAACCATCACCTTTATCATGGCTATTGGTAAAGCCAGCCTGCCAAGTATCGGATGTATGTATTCAAAACTATATTCAGGTCTCACGACCTCAAACCTTTTAATCTTACTCATATCTCACACCTCAAACAAAATAGCCCAGTGGGGGAGAGAATCAACAACGACATTTTCACATTTAACTTAAGGAGTTTACATTTTTAACCACTGGGCATAAGAAAAGGGACACAACCGATTATGGCGAACGGTCATGTCCCTTATGAATCAATATTTCATGGTCTATCTTACAGCACAACCATGTGTTTGTACAATGCTTTTAGTGTGCTATAAATGTGTCAGATTTTAGATAATCGCCCCATGTCCGCTGGAACTCCTGCAGAGCCCAGCCATGAGCATGTCTTATCCAGTCATATGAATATTCCATCTCCTCTGCAATATCCTTTAACGATTTATAATTTATGTACTTCTGATACAGTATCTCTGTATACTTCGTATTACGCAACTGACACATCTGGTGAACTGCTTTATTTCGGAAATCTTCAAATGTTTTTCTGCATTCATTCATCTCAGTTTCAAGGTCAACATATCTGCCAACTGTACGACTCATAGTATCTGCCACGGCACTGGACTGTACCCTTTCCTTTGAATAGTCAAATCCCCCCGGATTCATTGCAAGTTCTTTCATCTTGAAATATTCATTGCTTAACCTGTCCATGTAATCCTCAAGCATTTTGACCTGATTTAGATACTCTTTCGCTTTCACCGCCTCACCTCCTACTTGTTGACCTCAAGCGGAACAAACATGGCTCCTCTGGTCTTTAGTTTTTTCTCTGCTGCTTCCATCTGTGTCTTGATGACATTCATCAGCCATGCAGCACCCGCCATTCTTGCTTCGTGTAGCTTTCTATCTGATTTTGCCATCCTCTCACTCCTTCCGCATGAATCTGTTCATCAAATGGTTGTCAGGATCCATCTTCATTCTGAATCCTATCTGGTCCTTGCCCTGTTTTTCACTGGCAAGCTCTGTGCCCCCAAGAAAACTGTGAAGTTCTTTCAGACAGTCCGGGCAAAGGTTCTTCGATTCCACCGGGTCATCGAATACATCAACTACTCTTGTTCTTATAGCTATTCCATGTTCAAACGGCAGGTCGTAGAACCCGCCGCATCTATCGCATTTGCCTGCATATGCCATTATGTATCACCTCTCCTTTATCAATTCTGGATTATCAAATATGTTGCCAATAACTTCAACTCGATTTCCGTTTTGAACATATTTCCATAAATCATCATTCAAAGACCCACTTCCACTCTCTCCCATTCCGATAGCAAAAGTTGTCCTAAAATCTTTATAAAATACTTTTCCAAGTCTTTTCTTTGTATCTTTGTCCGGGAATGGACAATCATCATTATCTCGTTGGAACAAAATAATGTCACCTTCCCATATCAGCTTGCCGTTCTTATCCTTCAAGCCTGTGCACTGACAGATAGTATCTGGTCGCACTTCAAATGCAAATGGTGCCCCTGCTTTATTGCTGATATACCATTTATTTTCCTTACAATGTAAAAATCCTGCAACCCACTCTCCATTACAAATTTTCGCCTTGAATAGGCATCTATCTTTCATCTACTCCACCTCTTTCGCATCGTTCAAATTCTATTACCCACACCCACGGATTCGCACTCCAACCGTAGTAATCAAGGTCGGATTTCTTGATGGTGGAGTTCCAAAGTTTATGAAATCCATCGATCATATTAGGGTCTCCACCACTATCTGGATCCGAAAGCGTTGGATGCCATCCGTTGTTTTCATAACATGCTTCATCCCAAGGGTCTGTGCCCTCCATGCATGCTTGTTCTTCTGTAATCTCCTGCAACCTCTCCACCCTCACATCCGTAACCTTAAGCCAGATTCGTGCCGCTTCTTTCGGCATGTGGATGGATGGGTGCCATTTCATCTCAATTTCTTTTCCACCCCGGTAAAACTTCTCTGTATCGGAGTAGTCCGCACGGTAGATATACCGTTCTAATCCTTTGCGCCATGTTTCCCGGACATACAGGATATCATCTGTGTGATATGGTGGATTCCACCTTCTTTTTAGTTCTTCATCCGTGATATCCTCTGGAAGTTTGTATTCATCTCCCCAGTTTTCATATGCTGTTTTACTTGGATATCCCCAGGTACCGCAATCACCCCCTGCGAATGTATAGCACAGTCTGCCTTGCGGCTGTGGGTTCACAATTCTTCTGGTACAACTCTTTCTCCCGTCCAAAATTGCCCGAACCATCGGTGTATTGAATAAAATTGGTTTAATTGACATCTACACCGCCACCTTTCACAATCTCGATTGCATGCCCATAACTTCTTGCTTTCTCTTTTCCCAAATTCCCGTCGTATGCATTCTCCCAAAACTTTCGCTCATTTTCTAACTGCTCCACAACCGCATCCACATCGTATATTTTTTCTGAACTGCATAATTCTTCAATCTGATCTACGATAAAGTAATCACAGGTTCCACGATTAGAAGTATTTATGAGTTCCATCACATCATCTACCCTTACATATTTACCACTCATCGTTCACTCTCCTGTTCCATGCTTTAATTTCTTTTCTCTCTGCGGCATTATAAGAACCCGCCCATGTTCCACCGCTTCTTCCGTGGCAATTATTGCAGATAATCTGTGCCCAAAATCCCTTATCTTCTCCCGGAATTCGTTCATAATTCATTTCAGCTTTCCCACCGCAAAACGGACACGGCTTTAATTCTTCATTCATTCTTCATCACTCCTCTGTTATTTCTGTATAGATAAGGTCTGCAAGCTCATCCCGTTCCTTTTCTTTGAGTAAAGATATTATATCTTCGGAATTTTCTATTAAATAATCAGCAATCTGTTCTATGATTTCAGCTATATCCATTTCAATCACTCCAATCTAATTTCTGGCCACAATTGGCACAATATCTATCAGGTAGCCCTTTTCGCTCTGCATCAGCACATGGTGCTCATTGCCTTGATGATTGTCCAGCGCTTTCAAACCCTCACCGGGACATTCTCCTCTTTTCCGTTCTTCGTGAGTATTCTCACCATCCGCCCCGGTCGGCATATGATGTTGAACGTGGCATCTATCTCAAATTCTGTCATGTGTCTCCTCCTTATCCATATTTTTGCGCAAAAAAATACCAACCATTAAATAATGATGGTTGGTATTTTTATCATTTATTTTATTTCTGTAGATTTCCCAAATTCAAACTCACCCTTCTTTATGCTATCATTCTTTTTATAATAAATTTGTTCATATAATTTACTAGAATTGTTATGTTCATTACTGCAATATATAGATAACTTTAAATTTGTATGTTCATCCTCTGTCCACAAATTTTCTAAAGCCTTAGGTAAAATAAATCTAACCGCATATGTAGCATTAGTATCTTTCTTATCATAAGGTGCAATTATTTGTATCTTTTTGTACGGAATATCTAAATTGATAGCATTTAGTATATTTCCCCCGTTGCCATTATATACCGTTATTAACTGCGCTTGTATAAAAACATTTGTAACATAAAACTTTGATAAGTTCACTATTTTTACCCTATATTCATCTTTATCATTTTTTGCAATTTTGTCTGATATAATTATTTTAGGACTTTTGTTCCAATAATAAAAATTCATAAAAACAGATGATATAACACCTGAAATTACACCTGATACAATACTCATAAAAAATGCCATATAGCTCCCCCCCTAGTTATATAAAATTTATTAATATTGTATCATTCCAACCATCATTATTCAATTATCAATGTGCTACTATTCTGCTCATATGTTTAATGAACTGATCAACTTCAAAGTGTTTGTGCTTGGTTTCCATGATTTGATGTAATCAACAGCCTCCTCAAACCTGAGACTAGGTGTATTAGCCCTTGCATTTACATTGAAATAGTCTTTGTAATCCCTGCCAATCTCTGCAAATACTTTCTTTGATAACTCTTCGTAGGCGCATGTATTTTTTCCACCGAGCCATGTTACTACTGTAGATGACATAAGATCTGTAAGGGTTTTCTGCTGGCTATAATCTATTGTCATTGTGTTTTCCAGCTTTGTTACCCTGTCAGATACATCATCTATCATTCCAAGTTGGAGCCGCATCATCTCCTGTGAGGTAAGTGGTTTCTGGTATCCACCTGTCTTACGAATTGATGGAAGCACCTCACTTGTCACCCACTTCTTGAACTTCTTGGCATTTGGGAGTTTACTCGATAAGATGAGGCTATACAAACCTGATTCATTGATTATTGCCATTGTCTGAGTTCCTCCAGGGGTGACAATTTTTGTCACCCCTTTGTCGTCATCATCAATATAATCTCTCAAAGCCCTCTGTGGATTACTATGTCCTAGTATCTCCGCCACATCTTTCCCTACAAACCAAGGCTCACCATCTTTTACTACTGTTCTTATCTCTCCAAACTCTTTATTCTCAAATATCTTCAAATCGTTCATTCCATACCTCCTCTATCTATACAAAACACAACTGTCCGTTCTCTTCTTCGCCTATCCTCATGTTTGGCATCCTCTTCCTTACACACAGCTCCGGAAGATTTGATCTCACCATCGCCGCCGGTATAGGTGGACAGACTGCATTTCCACATCTCTTAACCTGTTCACTTCTTGAATATGTCTTACCTGTGTTGTCATGATCTATGATGTAATCATCCGGAAACCCTTGGCACCCATATAACTCCTTTGGCTCAAGCATTCTGAGACCAATGTCCACTATCTGATACTCAACACCTTGGATTGTTACAAGGCCGAATCGGTCTCTTGATGTCACTGTGTCAAGTGGCTGTTCTATATCCTGCCCTGTACCCTCTCCGTAGTATTTAATCAAGAATGCTCTGACCTCTCCAAAATGTCCGGCTGATGTTGTAACTGTATGCAGCGGCTCTCTCTCATCCTGTCCTATTCCTGTTTTGTAGAACTTACTGAGGAACGAAGTCACAAGGCCATATCTGTTTGAACTGTCCACTGTCATGATCGGATTCTCTATACCTTGACCTCGCACCTCGTCTGAATTGGTCTCCGAATGATATTGAATAAGTGTAGGACTTATTAGACAGTGCTCATTCTTGCTGACAATAGTAGTAAGTGGTTCTCTCACATCTTTGCTACGATCTGCAGAGAATCCAGTCTGACCTATCTGAACCATATATGGTTCTACAACTCCATATCCGTGCTTCCCTGTAATCGTCGGCATTGGATCTCTTATGTCCTGTGGCTTTCTATCGCCGCCATGATTGCACTGGATGATGAACGGCTCCGGATTATCCAGAACGAACTTCTTCAGCCCTCTTGCAATCCTCTGCATAGTCTTTGGTGCAAGCGGCCTCACCGCCCGGATGCCATACTTCTCCTTGATCTCATCTGATGTATCAAAGATACTCGGACAAGGTAAGCTGAAATCAAGCTGTGTATATGCTCCAACATAAGGCTTGAGCAGTCCCGCCTTGACCTCTTCACTGTCTGCCGGTGCATGCGTAGGCTTTGGCCACATGATAGGTGCACCATCACACCTTGCGATCATAAAGAACCTTTTTCTTTTAGTCGGTGCTCCGTAGTCTGCCGCCACAAGCTCTCTGAACTGTACCTCATATCCCAGCTCATTGAGCTGCTTTACAAACTTCCTGAAAGTATCTCCTTGCTTTGCCTTTATCGGATGATGTCCTCTGTTGAGCGGGCCCCATGTCTTGAACTCCTCAACGTTCTCCAGCATGATCACTCTCGGTCTCACAAGAGCCGCCCATCTGCAAGCTACCCATGCAAGCCCTCTGATGTTCTTATCCTTTGGTTTGCCACCCTTGGCCTTTGAAAAATGCTTGCAGTCTGGTGAGAACCAGGCAAGAGCTACCGGGTGTCCCTCACAGGCTTTCACAGGGTCAACCGCCCACACGTTCTCACAATAGTGCTTTGTGTTTGGATGGTTGACCTTATGCATCCTGATGGCTTCCGGGTCATGGTTGATAGCTATATCAACGCTGTATCCTGTAGCCATCTCAATTCCTGTTGATGCCCCGCCGCCTCCGGCAAAGTTATCAACAACAAGCTCTCCGTTTATCATGGCAGCACCTCCGGGTAATCATATATACTCAGCTGTACCGCCGGTACATCTTCCCACGGCACTCCGATATAATCTAGGACTCTTCCCCAGCCGAACTTTTCTCCTGTCTCTGGATCCGTGCAACACCTGTACATGTAGAACTCCCATTCCTTTGGATTTCTCTCTCTGAGTCTATCAAACCTGTGTGGTCGTTCTTCCATATGGATTCCAAAGCCACACATGCTGCAACCTGTACGCTGCGCTCCTGTCGTTCTGAGATTGCCGTGTCCATCATCCTGTATTTGTCCATATATAGCCGGTATGATCGCTTCAACCGGCTCGTAAGGTATTGTGTTGCCAGCCTTATCCTTACTGTATGGCTGCTCATAATAAAGCTTTGCAAACACATCTGTATGTGCGTGATACCAAGTGTCCATCTCCTGAGCAAGTCTCAATATGTCATTTCTGAGGTATGGTGCAAATGGCGCTGATCTCATTACTGTCTTGCCGTAATAATTACACCCATGATCTGTGAGAGCTTCTTCTCTCTGTCCACCTTCGGATGCCATCATGCCAAGGAACGGATAGCTTGAATGAGCCTTAGCCCAGTCATCGCATGGCTTCTCTTTCAGCCAATAGCAACAATCATTTGACACCTTGAAATTTGGCTTGTAATACATAACACCTTCATTCTCGTTCTCATATCCTCCGAACAGGTTAAGCCACTTCTGTGGCAACTTCATGCGGCTGTTCTTCCGGAAGTGTCCAAGCTCTCCACATTCGCCTGTGATTATTGCATGTCGAACTGTCTTATTGTTTTCAGTCGGATTCTGAAGCAGTGCTATCTTGCCCGCTATCCTCTTGCTGATAACCGGAAACCCAACCTCATTGAGTACCTCAACTTTTGTCTTGAGCGGTTTCAGGATTGTCACTCCAAGAGCTTTATGTACCCGCTGTATACTCTTATCTTCCAGAGATGAAACCGAGACCGCTGGAACATTGATCCCTATCGACTTCAGGAATACGTGTAATGTAATACTGTCAAGACCGCCAACACTCACATGAGCCGTTTTGTCTCGTATCCGCATCTGCTCCATGAACTCTTCAGCTCTAAGTCTGGATCGCCGCACCTTAACTTCATACGGCTGGCTCTGGAGCATTATCATCTTCTCCCTGGCTTCTTTCTTGCGCTTCTTGTATTCCTCTAAGCCCTCGTCCGGGCTGTCAAGTTCGCCATCCTCTCCAAAAATTCTCGTTATTAAGTCTTCGTTCATTCACTTCTCAGGAACCCGCTATAGCATTACCCCGGCCGGAGGTTCGGCTCCTTTCGTGTGTTATTTGTTTAGATCATCGGCAGGTATCCTCACCGATTCTTCATTTTTTCTATTTTTTCCCTAATTCTATCCGGCATTGGAACACTCTCTGACTTATCTTCCAGTATCTTAATTTCGCTTACATTCCTTGCAGGCAAGGAACTTATCGCATGTTTCCTTAAATCGTCTATTTCAGTAGAACAGCCCTGAGCGATATTCTGAACGAGCTGCCTTACTTCGGTTGGCATTTTTGCGATTTCCTGTGCCCTTGCAACCTCAGTACGATAGCAACGCTGAAACTGTGACATTACAACCTGCTCATTGAAATCTTCATCTAACGCCCAAATTCGAAGTTGACTTGGAAGTCCAACTGCTTTCTGAACCACCGGAGGCAACTTTGCATATTCTTCCACCGAATTGTAGGCACTGTTCCGAATTGCTTTGCTGACCAATGCCCATGCTTCCATTTCGTTCAGCTCCTGTGGTTTGGTGATTGAGTGAATTTTATCAATCAGTTGTCCGGGAGCTGGTGCGAACCCGCTTGTATTTGTTTGCATATAGACCTTAAATGCCATGGCAATTTCATCTTTGCTGTATTCCTCTAATGCCATAGTCCACGCATTGACCGCTGCTGTTCTGCTTGGAGGGTTGTAATTTGGATATGTAGCCTGCACCATAGCAAGTAAATCTTGCACATCTTCTCTTGTCATCAACTACTCCTCCATTCATTTAAAATGTCCCGCTCACCATTTCTTGAAAATGGCTGCTGATTGTTATTTTTGCTGATCTTATCCCATAAGATCCCCTTGTAGCTGTTTCCCATTGACAGGTCGATTACATCTACCACCGCCGCATCTCCATTTTTCTGTGCCTCTTTGGATATTTTGGTTAGTAACGACTTCATGCCCTGTTCAACATAATCCTCTTTTCTGGCAACCTTATACTCAATCCATTCTCTGACTTTCTCCAAAAGAAAATCCGACATGGAATAATTCAGTATGAGCCTATCCAAAATCTGAATACTATCCTCTTTGGTCTTACGTACTCTTTTCGTTTTGGGCTCATCATTTGCCACCTGCAAGGGGGCTATAAGGGGTGTATTGTCTAATCTTGTTTCCTCTAATTTCCTTTTCTCTTCTCTACTTTCCTTTCCTTTACTCTGTGTATTTCTTCCACCATTTATCGAATTTCTTCCGTCAAAAATTGAATTTATTACCACTTTTTTATTATTTTCGGGTACAGCAATTAAAAGGTACTCTTTTTTCAGTTCAATCTTTTCTCGCTTGGACGTAGCATTCAAATATCTTTTTTGCACCCCTTCAGATGTTAAGATATTGAAATCATTAAAAAGTTGTTCTGAAAAAATGTCCCTTCTGATACAAGCTGCCACTATATCTGCTATTAAATTTTTATTGTCACTCGGTAAACCGTTCTCCGACATAAAGAGCAACAACGAGTCTGTAGTCCATTCACAGTAGTAACCAAATCCTCCATAGATTTTCTGATAGAGTTTGACAAGTACCGCAAAGCCTTTCAGTCCAAATTCAGCTTGTATCAATCTGACCTTTTCTTCCATGTGGCAATCCAATTCAAAGTAATCAAGTCCTGCTTTGGTTGGTCTGCCTGCCATTTATCATCTATACCTCCTTGATTCTGATTCCATATATGTGGAGCATCAACTTGCGCTTTATAATGTATTCCTTTGTTCTCATGCCCTTCGCATCTTCAACAACCATGCAGTTGTTTTCTAAGTCCCAATAAACAAAATCAGCCACATATGCGCACTTACGCTCCAGGAGCTTTCCCGGTTTGAATCTGCCCTTGTTGGGTCCTTTTCCATAGATCTCATTCGTGTGTTCTCTCTGAGCTGGTATCAGTTCAAATTCTCTCTGAAGTTGCAAGCCTGTTATCTTGCCAGCTTTCTCAAGTGATTTCAGCTCTGTGTACCTCTGAGCCTCTTTCTTGCTGTCAAATGTGATGCCGTCTATTACAGCCTTCCTGTTGCCGTACTTGGCTCGTGATCTGTTCCAAGCCATTGTTACTCCTTTCCCCCTGTCGCCCTAAAATAAGAGCAACAGGGATATATGCTAAGACATTACGCTGCGTGTTGTGATGTATTATGTAATGTCAATGTAACCTACTCTACTTGAAACTTCCGAATAGTGCCGCCTCGGCAGCGTTCATCTGCTGCGGCTCTGTCTGTGGATTCTCTGCCGGTGCCGGTTGCGGATCTGAAATATTTGAGTTGCTATTTGAGTTATTTTCAACAGAATTTGAGTTGTTTTTCGCTTCCTGTGATTCCTGCGGATTCTGCATCTCTGGTCGAACATCATGTGGTACTTCAACAGGAAGCTCCACTGGCTCAACCTGTCCCACTTCCTCTGCTGTGTACATACCAGATACATTGTGTGGAAACGACTCACGAAGAGCCTGTACAAGTGCAACCTTCCTGATCATTGTTGCTGGTCTCTTTGACCACTGGCTGTTCAGTGTTCCGTCCTTCTTTCTTCCAACATATTCATCCATGCTCACTTCAACCCTGCAAGAGTGTGCCCTATCCTTTCTGAACACCTCAGCAAATCCGCCGATTACAGTCTCACCAGGAAGCTTGAATGTTCCTATTCTGTATTTTATATCTCCTTCTTCCGTCTCTACGATAATTCCAGATGTACTACCATCATATGCCGGGGTTGATTCAGCTCTCTTCTGAAATGCCTCTTTGCCGATAACCATTGCCGCTGGCTCATTGCCATATTTGATACAGTATGCTTCTTTAAGCCATGGATTTAGGCCATTAAACCTGCACAAATTCATGAAAACTACAAGCTCATTTATTGATACCGCTTCTTTATTGCCACTTACCAAATAATTCCTTACAAGCTCAGGTGACAATGAAACCATCACACCATTTGCGTCATATTCAACTATTCCTGTCTTCTTTGCTCCCTGTGGCTCCTTCTTGGCCAAACTGTTATTTACTGCCATTATTTTCTACCTCCGCTATTATACTCATTAACTCTGTCTCCAGTTCTAACGTATCAATGTTGCTGCTATTTAACTTTGCGATCTCTACAGCCTTATCTATCATCTGCTTTGCCGCCTCTGCACCAAAATCTTCTTCAACAATAGTTCGTACTCCTCTTATAGCTGTCATCATTTCGACGATCAGCATGATTGTTGACCCGTCCAACTGTACTGAACCTTTATTTAATACAATCATCTTGATCCTCCTAATGCATAATCATATCTTCTAACATCTTGCGCAGTACCTCTTTCAGAGCCTGTGGCATTTCCCTTATGTTGTCCTTGTTTATATTGGCTTTTGGCAATATCTTAAATAAAACATCATCTATGAGGTCACTCATAATCTCGTTAATGTCTCCCTCAGCTTTGGATGCTTCCATTGCTCTGCTTATCATTTCTTCTGTAGCAACCTCTCCATATCTTTTAGCAAGCGACTCTCTTAAACTCTTCATTGCAAGTGCTAATTCTGATATAAGCACAGGTGTTGTTCCTCTCATTGATACTGATCCCATTTCTGACTTAATCATCTTGTTACCTCCTACTTAATCGCTCTAAATGTTATATTTCTGCTCTGGAAGAACTCTCTCAAGGCTGCTGCATCATCCGTTGTAAGTTCAACCTCAAACTTGACTACCATCTTCTGTGGTTCCGGCTGTGATTCCTCTACTGGTGCTGGCTGTGCATCCTCAGGTGGTGTCATAGCCTGTGCCATTGCGGCTCTCTGCTCCTCGGCAGCTCTCTCCTGTGCCTTGCATTCTTCTTCAGCCTTTCGTCTTGCCTCTTCTGCTGCTTTTCGTGCCTCTTCTGCAGCCTTTCTCCTTGCCTCAGCTTCTGCCTTTGCCTTGGCAATCTCTGACATCCTCTTAGCCTCTGAGATGGCCTTGTTGATGTCTAATGTCTCCTTGAATACCTCTGTAGCCTCAAATCCGAACTCCGGGAGCTGACTGAGTGTAAGCACTCCGTTGCCGATCTCATACATCTTTGCCCTCATCTGATCTTCGATACTCTTCATTGATACCGAAGCATTCAACCACTTCGGATCCCAGATCTTCTCCAACGTGACAAAATTCTGGAAACCTATCTGAGAGAACAGCACTTCAATGGCTTTCTGCTTTTCGGCCTTGCGTTTCTCATCGTATGCCTTGACCTGTTCATCTATCACCGCTATAGGCTTGTCTATAATGCCTATGATTTCGTTGATCTGAGCCTTAAACACATTAAACGGCTGCATGTATTCTTTCTCTCTTCTGATGCGCTCATCATTGAGGGCTCTCTTCAGCTTGTTAAGGTTCGCCTTGTCTGCCTTTGCGTCCTTGATCTGATCATCTGTGTATACCAGCGTCTCATAAAATGAGACCTTAGATGTAAGCTCAGCCTTGAGCTCTTCGTAGTTAAAATCAATCTTCTCCGGTATCGCTACCTCATTAACTCTTAATTCCATTTTCAACCTCCTAATTCAGCACCAGCTCCATCTGGTGACTCTCCTTGTTCTCTCGCACCATTGCCATGATGCGTGCTGTCTGTCGCTGTCTCTCTTCCTCACAGTCGCAGTGTTCGCCTGGATCCAGGTAAGCACCACACTGCGGACATTCGTTGTAATACATGCCATTTCCTTTCATATCTCCGGGAGTATCAGCGGTGGTTCTTTCTTTGACTGTACGCACTCCCAGAAGTCTCTTTCAGCGTCAATAAGATACTGAATGTCTTTCTCTACCTCCGACCGCTCTATCGGATAGTGTTTAGTCTGCAAATATACCTCTCCATCAATTTCAAACTTGAGCTGTGCCTTGAGTACCGCATATTCAAACTCTGTCACCATCAAGTAATGAAGCACCTGTATGTAATAGTTATCTGGCACTCTGTTATCCCATTTTTTCTTCTGACTTGACTGCAGGATCTCTGTGGTCTTGATCTCAAGCACACCATTGCGTCCATCCCGGTCCATAAGCCATCCGTCAAGGCTTGCATGCGCCCATGGGTACTTATCATTCGTGAACATGTTGTTTTCCACATATCCAACTTGATACTGTGGATAATCCAACTTGAATAGCTCCCTCAGATGCTTCTCTGCCTCTGTGCCGTACTTGACATAAGGCTTATCTGATATGTCCTCCGGCTCTATGCCGTATGCTTTCTCTTTAAACAGTTCCACGTTTGTCTTGTATGGGCTCATCCCAAAGATGGCCGAGGCATCAGAACCGCCTATCTTGGTTCTTGCCCTAAGCCATTCTTCGTGGCTTCCAAGCACTTTCATCTCAACCATGTTCTATTCCTCTCTGGCATCTTCAATGCTGTTCATAAGTTCAAGCACGCCATAAAGTCCCAGCTCCGTGAACACGGTTCCAAGCAAGTACGCCACCAATCCTACCGCCGGCAGTGCAAGCAGCACTTTTGCGTTGAATAAGATGTTGTAGGCCAACAGCAAAAATAAAATAGTCATTATTACAAGGCTCACCATCTTGACAGCCTTTGTGTCTAAGTTCTTCCTCTTCATTGCTTTTCTTCCCCTTTTCTGCTATGATTTTCTTGAGTTATTTTTTATTTGCACCGGCGGAACTGCTATTCCAAAGGTGCTTTTTTACTGTCAGGGATCTAATTCATCCCAGTTTATGACGGCTTCTTTTGCTACCTTATTTATGTCGAACGGCGGCACTCGTCTGCCAGCGTCAAGCTGTTTCTTGTACTTCAGATAATCCACCAAGGCAAGCACATTGACCCTTGTTACTCCGGCACCATCCAGTATGGTGTATGGTCCATATCTGCCAGACTGGACATATCTGTCAAGATCTGCTATACGTCTGGTTGCTGTAGATAATGACATCTCAAATATCTTCATCATTTTCGCCTTGCTTATGTACGGCAACCGGCCAATCTCCCTGACACCTATTACCTGTATGTCTTTGACTGCTCTGCTCATTGCTCTCATCTCCTTTCCTGTGATATAATTGATAAAAAACTAGGGGGGATCTTATGCCTGTCACAAAATCAGATATCAAAATATTGAATTATGTCCACCATCGTCATTTCCGACCTGTCACCTATATGTTGCTTTCTGGTAAATTCAGCAAGCATGAAGTAAACAATCTTATCAAAGGTGAACTCTTGTCCTACGTTCCTGTAATCGTTGATTATCAAGGAATCCCATCGGAAAAGCTTGCCGCCGAATCTGCAATATCACTTACCAAAGATGGTATATATGTAGTTGAACAGAATCAGTGGTTTGATACCCAATATCTGCTTACGCAAATAATCGTCCCTATACTGGTTGGTGTTGCAAGCGCCGTCATCACAACAGTCTTATTACGATTACTGTAGCTATGCCTATGGCTGCTCCTATCAGTCCCATCACTGCAGGTCTGATATAATCGCACCAAAGATCTTCCATGAAGTACGGCTCTTTGAGTTTTGCCTTTATCTTCTTTATCATATCTCTCCTTTCTGCTGTCCATTTTAATTGGATTTAGATGGCAAAAAAATATAGTCTAACGGCATATCATACAGTCTTGACAATTCCTTAGCCTGTGAGATTTTAGGTTCTGATGTACCTTTTTCCCAACTAACAATAGTCTGCTTACCTACTGCCATATGTTTTGCTACTTCTTCCTGTGTCATTCCTGCATTTACTCTTGCTGCCGCTAAACTAATCTGGATCTTTTTCTGTGTTTTCAATTTTGCTCTCACTTCCTTTCTGTATCATGTTCACATTGTATATCCATTTTAATTGGATGTCAATACCAAAATTCATTTTAATTGAACTTTTTGTTGTCAATTATTCAATATTGTTGTATTATAATAATAAGTTTTAAAAGGGGGTGCACCTTATGTCAGACGATAAACAAAAAGAAGTGTTTGCAAGAAATTTAAATAAATATTTAGAAAGAAGTGGAAAAACCCAAAAAGAGGTTGCTCAGGCAATTGGAGTTATTCCTACTACATTTAATACTTGGTGCTTGGCACAAGCTCTACCTAGAATGGGCAAGGTCCAACTTCTTGCTGACTATTTTGGTATAAACAAATCAGATCTTATCGAGGATAACTCGGATACTGAGTATTATTTAGACGCTGAGACCGCAAAGAAAGCACAAGAGATATTCGAGAACAAGCAACTCTCTCTTCTCTTCGATGCCGCAAGGGATGCCAAACCCGAAGATTTAGAGATAGTACAGAGTATGCTCTTGGCTCTCAAAAATAAAGATAATAAATAATGCTGTGCAAAAAACATCCCACTGTTTTTGATATATATATATTGCATAAATAATCAAATAAGGAGGGGATAGCAATGACGGATGATATATATGTTCAGTATCTTGATATGAAAGCAACTAAAGTAAAAGAAACTGTGACGTGTAATGAAGATGGTTCATATACTGTGTTCCTTAATACACGCTTCACAACAGAACAATTGAATGAGGCATATATCCATGCTTGCAGACATATAGATCGGGATGACTTTCACAAGGAGTCTGCAGATTCTATTGAAGCTTATGCACATGGGTTGCAAAAATAATTAACAAATGAAGGGAGAAATTCGATGAATCAAAAACAAGAAAACAAATGGTATTTAAGTACATGGTTTATTGCTATTCTATGCGCATGCTGGTTTCTTATACTTCCGGCAATCGGTGGCATAGTATTGATGATAATGAAGACCATGGACGAAAAGAAACAAAAGGAAGCCAATCAACAAATTATTCAACAGAATGCCCAACTTGCGGCTCAGAATGCTCAGATGAATCAAGCAATGCAAGACATGAATAAGACTATGCAAGATTTAGGGGTGCATGACCATCAGCAGTCAATGGCTAAGCTTAATCAGGTGAATGCCGAAATATCCGAAAGCCTTGCCACTATAGATAAATTACGTTCAGATATTGCTACACTCCAAACGAAAGATGATAAGTTGCAAAAATCAGTAGCGACCCAGGAGCGAAAGATCTCTCGTGCTAAGGAGATCTACAGCAGTATTGAATATGCATTAGATAACTTCATCACTGCTGACATTCCATATAATGAATGCCGAATTAGCCAATCAGATATTGAGGACGCTAATCTCATTGCCCCATCTGTTATCCTTAAATTACATTGTATGGATATAAAAAGCTTGCGAAAAGCATACAGAGAAAACGAGAAATCCATTGACACTCTCAGACAGCAATATGCTATCAGATACACTACTAAAGCCAACAAAACGATTTACGACCTCATTGTCAAGGGGCTGGAATCTGAGATGCAGAACGTCTTGTACAATTTAAAATATGACAAGCTTGACAACGGTATTGAACAAATAAAAGATATCTGTGCTAAGTATCTAAAGATTGCAGCTGAAGGTAATCAAACAATTGCCGGAACTCTTACTAAGTTCATAGGTGAAATGGAATATCTTTTCATCAATGCTGCAAAGATAGAGTATAACTACTACGTCAAGAAAGAACAGGCAAAGCAAGAACAGCTTGCAATCAAAGAACAGATGCGTCAGGAGGCAGAGGAGCGCAAGGCTCTTGAGGCCGAACGTAAAAAAGTGGAGCTTGAAGAGTCAAAATATGAGAATCAGATATCTTCCCTCAAAGAACAGGCGGAAGCTTCAGAGGGTGAAGCCCTTGCTGCTCTGCAAGCTCGTATCCTTGAACTGCAGGCTCAGCTTGCAGATGTAACAATCAAAAAGGATGAAATAGCAAAGTTGCAAAATGGTAAAGCTGGTAATGTTTATATTATCAGCAACTTGGGGTCATTTGGTGAGAATGTATTCAAAGTCGGAATGACAAGAAGAATAAATCCACAGGATAGAGTTAATGAACTTGGAGATGCTTCTGTTCCGTTCAAATTTGATGTACACAGCTTTATTTTCTCTGATGACGCTTCTGGTCTTGAAACCGAACTTCACAAGAGACTTAATGATCGCCGAGTAAACAAGGTAAATCTTAGAAAAGAGTTCTTTAATGTATCAATAGATGAACTTGAAGAACTTGTAAATGAGATCTGCCCTACTGCAGAGTTCAACAGAACAATGCTTGCTGAAGAATACAGACAGTCGCTGTCAAGTTCTGAAGCATATACTTCTGAATATTCAACAGAGGATGAGACAGATGATGAGGATGATGAGGATGAATAATATCATCTTCACATTATAAAAAAATCCCCCAGGTGCGGGTACACCTGAGGGAAGTTACCCACAAACCGAAGGCTTATGAATAACAGTGATCGCAAACTATATTATACCATAAGCCTTCCACTTTTGATAGGCTTATTTTTTATGCCTATTTTTAGAGGAGTTGATATTATGTGGTCAGAAATACAAAAAAATGGAACCGTAAAGTATTGTGAGAGGTACACAGATCCGCTCACAGAGAAGGTGAAGAAGGTCACAGTGACGATGCCTAAGGCATCACCGCAGAATAAGAACAAGGCAACCAGAATTTTACAGGGGAAAATAGATAAGCTGTTGACTGCATCCCCGGTTAAATCAGATACAACACTCAAGGAGCTGGCTGATGCTTATATAGCATCATTGCGACAGCGCAAAAGGAAAGAAAGTACAATTGTAACTGAGAAATCATATATATATCGTTGTGTAAGCACAATCGGTAATGATGTACTCGTTGACAAACTTTCTCCCCGCTATATATATGATCAACTTCTTGCTACCGGTAAAAAAATCAGCACAATAAACGGATATATAAAATATCTGAAATTCACTCTAAAATGGGGGGTGAAAAACGACTATCACTCAAATCATGATATACTATTAAAACTTGACTATATCAGCGAAGAGAACTCCGATGAAATACCAAATGTACATGACATCAGCAATGAATATCTGGAACATGATGAGATAACAAAATTACTTAATTACTTTATAGACAATAACCACTGGCAGGACTACTATATATCCTATTTTCTGATTCTTACAGGCATGAGGATTGGGGAGCTTGTGGCACTTGAAGATTCAGATGTGGATATCAAGTCTAAGACCATCCACATTACAAAGACTTACTATCCCTCTACTAAGCATGCTACGTCCGCTAAGACCAAGGACTCGATTCGAGATATTCATATACAACCGGAATTGCTCACACTCATCAAAAAGCTGCGGCTATGGCGCAAAGAGGCTATGTTTGAAAATGGAATTAAAAGCACACTTTTTATGCCACACTTGAAGACAGGCGGCTATTTTTCCTATGGAACCTATAACCTACACTTGAAGACAGCCGCCTCTGAAGTTCTTGGCAGAGAGATAACTCCGCACAAACTGCGGCACACACACGCATCGATTCTGGCAGAAACTATGTCAGCAGAACAGATATCCCGCCGATTGGGACATCACGATGACAAAATAACAAAAGCAATATATATTCACATCACTCAAAAGATGATACAAAAAGATAATGCCGCTGTCGATTCCATATCTATTATCAATTAA